CTGATCAGTATTGATCGTATTGTGAAGTAATTGCCAACTCTTTGTGTTACTCCATTTCCTTGTGGAACTACATTTACGCATTTAGATGCTTGTGTAGTTCTTCCGAATACTGAAGGAGCTAAAGCACTTGTATCGTCGTAGTATTTTAGTTCTTTAGATGGACCCCATAGTTGGTTTAATCCTCCTCCTCCTCCTCGTCGTTTGTAGGATCTAAAACGTCTTCTATAGCCACTAGCCCTTCTATAATATGGTCTAGTACTTCTACGATAAGTTGAATAGCTTTTGCGTTTTCTGGCGTACATTGTTTTGCAAGGTTTCTTATATGACTTAGATCTTCTTGGACGTCTCTTGGTTCTTCCAGTGTCTTGGTTAGCTTCAAGTCTGTTTGCGACTGGCTCCTCAAAAACAGGTTGGTTGGTTGATGTTGGTGTTGGAGTTGGTGTGGTTTCGTAATCTCGCTCGTGGAACCACTCGTTGTCGGAATCACTTGAGTCTGTTTTAGTGACTTTCTTGTATTCTCTGTAAGCCTTTGACGCTTGTATTGCTCGTTTGTATCCAGCTTCTAAGTAAGAACTTAAAGGAACTGCTGCTGCACCGACAGCTAGCTGTCTATTATTCATCGCGTAATCTAAAAAATTCCTTATTTATACTTGTGATTGACCAATCACTCGTTAGGGTTCCTAAAATGGAATTTTCTTAGTATTATATTTTCTTGGAATATTAATAAACTTTGAAACTTTGAGTTTCGTTATAGCTACGAGTTACTATGGTCGCGGACCAGGGATCAATTAATAAAATCTTCCGCCGGAGGCAAGAACTTAGATTCACTCTCGATATGGAAATGCAATCTACAGATTGGATCTACGTTAGGGTTTGGATCTATAGATCCAATCTGTAGATCCATTTTCCAATTTAGGTTTACCGTTTAGGTTACCATATAATCATCCAAAAAGGCAATACCATGTTAGGGTTGCTTAGTGATTCCCAAAAAGGCAATCCCAAAAAGGCAATTTCCGGATTCTGTGATATAAAAGGCAATTTCCGGACCAATCAGACACGCTACACATCATAGCTTGCTGCTCGTTTTTTATTGGCTCCCGTTTTTTTGTAAGCATAAAAGCCGTCATTTGAGGTGTCTGTACAGTATTACCAGACACCTCTGTGCCATGTCCTCTGTGCCAAGCCAAACTCGAGCCCGCTCCTGGTGTTTTACACTCAACAATCCTACTGAAGAAGAAATTTTGAAGCCTCAATCTTGGGAAGGATATAACTATTTGGTTTACCAACTTGAACAAGGCGAAGCCGGTACTCCTCATCTCCAAGGCTATGTCAATTTTAAGAACCCCGTTCGATTTTCGGAAATACGGAAGTTATTTATCGATTCTCGTGCTCATGTTTCTGCTGCGAAGGGTACTGCTGAGCAGAATAAAAAATATTGTACTAAGGAAGAAGGTCGCATTCAAGGCCCCTGGGAGTACGGAGATGTGCCGAAGCCTGGTAAGCGCAACGACCTTCTTGCAGTCAAAGAATTGCTTGATCTCGGTGCTAGTCTCACCGAGGTGAGTGATTCTTTTTTTTCTCAATTTTGTCGATATTCTAGGGCATTTAAGGAATATCAGTTACTTCATTCCCCTCGCCGATCCTGGCCGATGGAAGTCCGTGTCATCTGGGGCTCCACCGGAACTGGGAAGAGTAGGTGGTGTCAAGAAAATTATCCCGACGCTTATTGGAAATCCAAAAATTCGGGTGCGCAACAATTTTGGGATGGTTACCTTGGACAATCAACGATTGTCATTGACGAATTTTACGGATGGCTCTCATGGGACTATTTACTCCGCCTTCTTGACCGATATCCCTTTAGCTTGGATACCAAGCATGGAACGGTCAATTGCTCTGCTAAGACGATTATATTTACGTCCAATAAGCATCCAAAAGACTGGTATCCTAACTCTAAGTATGGATGGGACGACAGTAATCCCCTTAGAAGAAGACTCACTGAAGTCAGGGAATTGGCTCCTCAATCCCCAACTAGTGAGTCAACCCCGTCTCCTCCTCCTGGACAATTAATGCCTTCTACTCCCGAATGGGAAGAACAAATTAGATTAAATAATTTGTATATGGGAAACACTGTTGATTTGACTTAATAAAAATTTTATTTTTAATCATCTGTGTATCTTAATCTTGTTTGAATTTGAATTCTTGGAAGCAGAGAATCTGCTAATCCAGAGCTTGAAACCCCATCTAGTGAACTTACTGCGAAGCAGTAAATTGCACCTTTGTCAATTGATGTAGGGTCAGTTGATAATGCACTCATTTTGCATTGTAAATTACATTTGATATATCTTTCATCCCAAATTTGGAGCGGCTCGGTTACATTAGCAGGAGAATTTAAAGAGTAATTTCCTGATCCATCTACGGTGAAGAAAGGTGATACTCCTCCCATTTGGTAGACTTTGTCGTGAAGTATTTTGTAATCTTGAGCGTTAGCTAATTTTTGAGGAGATAGAATTGGTAATGTTCCTCCATTGTATTCAAGAGAGTCAGTTATTACTTGATTAGAGTTGAGTCTATTCACGAAGTTGTTGAATCTCCAGTAGACAACCATCACTCGTACTAACTGAGGAATACAAGCAGTTGGCATTCTGAAATTATCTGCGGAAGTTCTTCTTCCGTCCATGAATATCCTGATCAGTATTGATCGTATTGTGAAGTAATTGCCAACTCTTTGTGTTACTCCATTTCCTTGTGGAACTACATTTACGCATTTAGATGCTTGTGTAGTTCTTCCGAATACTGAAGGAGCTA